CATACGACCGGTAGTTTCGCCATCCTTATCGAACTCATCATCCATACTCATGATATAGATTTCGGTCGCAAAAGTTGCGGCATCCGGGACTCCATTCGCACGATTCACAAAAGAACCACGAATCTGCCAGCCATTGATTAGCTGACCATTGTTGCGGGAAACGAAGTTATTTTCCTGAAGACTCGCTCCAGTTAGACGAACTGTATCCGCTTCATTAATACCATTATTCTGAATGGTCTTCATTTCCTTTAGGTCCTGGATGCTCTTCCACGCAGGATTTGGCTTACCGGTGGAAGTAAATTCCGTTGCGAACATACCAACCGGAATTTCACTCGTTTCAGTCTTGCCACCATAGGTCTGAGTTGTACGGATAGTTACCGTAGCGCGCTCATATGGACGACCATCGCTTAGTTTACCAGACCCTAGATTTACATCTAGAAGTTTACCCTGTAGGGTTAGCTTATTAACTGCCTGTACTTGAATACTTTTACTCATTTTACTTTTACCTCTTTGCTACGTTATTTTTTAAATTAAAATGCTTCTTCTGCTTCCTTTGCGGCCTTCCTCGCAGCACGCTCTGCCGCCCGTGCTTCTTTTTCTGCCTGCTTCGCAGCAGCCTTCTCCGCTTCCTCAGCAACTGGGTCATAAGTTAGACCAGCTTCGGTTAGGGTGTGATAAAGGACATCATGAGTCTTTGCCTTACGGGTTTCGGTGGCAGGAGCATCTTCAATAGTCTCCTTACGAGTAACCTCGGCATAACCCTTCTTAATTAGAGAGTTCATACTACCAACAACAGAAGGTAGAGACACACCTAGTTCAGCCGCGATTTCCTGCTTGCTAAATTCTTTGCCATAGTTCTTCTTTAGAAAGTTTAGTACTAGTTCACTGTTCTGAGTCATAATTCATTTCTCCTTTGTGTTTACACTTTTTATTATTATATATATTAACGGTTACGTACCGTTGAACGTCAATTATTCATTTTTTTCTTAAAATTATTTCATCCCGCACACGGGCTACTTTCTTTTTACAATATAATTATACAAGATTTTTATTCAAAAGTCAAATGTTTATTTATTATCCTCAAGTGCTAGAACTTTATCCGCAACTTTTTGTACATCTTCCTCATTTTCTGTATCAACAATTTCATTGAGTCGCGGAATTAATTCTTCTTCATAGGCTTTAATACTTCTTTTTAGCACTGTAATTTTATCTTTAAGGTTATTGGTAATCACATATGCGCCAACTAGTAATTTAGCATATTCTGCCTTGGTTAATGTACCATCAAAGTTATCTGATAATTTACTATGAAGATTCTCAAAATCATCACGCATCATCCTAGCTTTCTCAAAGCCATCTTTATCGTTTTGCTGATTGTCATATTCCATAACTTGTTCAGCTGCGACCGCTGTTGCACGTGTTAACTCTTTAAATAATTCAACATACTTTGCTTCCATATTCTACTCCTTTTACCGCACGCTTTGTAACGGTATATTCTTTATTATCTGTTATAATCGCTTCTTTTACTTGCTCTTCTTCTGATAACTTAATTGCTTTTACACCTTTTGTCACTCTGCCAGTAAAACCTATTTCAGATAAAGGATAGCAATTATAATGCGTAGCACTCTTAATAACGATTCTATCACTATCATTCATTGATAGTAAGGCCGCTATTACTGAGTCACCATCATCTAGTTTAATTGCGGCTGTACCTTTCTTTGAACGGGTTAGATATTCTGCGATATGACTCTTTTTAATTAAACCATTTTTTGTAACACAAATTAGCGCGCTATAGGCATTAAATTTTGAACCATCTTCAATTAATAGCGGCTTTTCTGTACCACACTCAAATATATCATTTACTTTATAATCTTTATCATAGGTGAGTTTAGTTAAAGAAGCAGTATAAAACTTACCTGCGTTAGTGATTAATACCAACGAACCAAGATTGGTAGAGCATATTTCTGCGCCTTTACGCGAACCTTTGCCCTTACTTAACCGAATAGTATTTACAGACCAATATATACGTATATCTTCTTCCACTATTGGTTCCGGTTCATCTTCTTCTTTCAAAGTGTCTTCCAATTTTGTTTTTCTGGTATCACCAAACTTCTGTGATACTTCATTTAGTATATCAATCAATTTTTGGTCTAATGCGGTAGGTTCAGATAATAAGTGGTTTAATGACCCGATGGTATGCGTAAGTTCTGCCAGCTCGTCATTTAATTTCACGCCGTCAAGTCGGCACAAAGAGGATAGCTTCATAGATAGGATTGCGTCAACCTGTGGTTTATTGAATTTATACTTAGACATCAGCGCAGTTGCCGCTTCAGCAGGATTATCACTACCTTTAATGATGGCAACAATATCATCAATATTAGCTATAGCAATTAATAATCCTTTTACTACATTTTCACGCGCGAGCGCTTTGTCTAACTCCCATTGAAGAATATTTCGTTCACACTCGCGGATATGTTCTATATACGCATTACAGGCCTCGCGCCATCCAAAAACTTTTGGGAAACGCCCTTTATCAAGTAATACCATGTTAATTGAAAACCAATTTTCAAGTGATGTATCATGGTATAATTTTGCCATCATCTTATTTGGATTGACACCTTTAGTTAGATAGATGCGAATATCTGCTGTTTTCTTTGTGTGGTCAATAACTTTATCAATACCATAATTTGGGTCGTCTTGCGTAAGTTGTGCCAACTGGTCTATTACCGTATTAGTAAATACACTATATGGTAATTCAGTTGCTTGAATCATGTGCTCTGCTGGGTTATATTTTAATATAGCACGTAGCCGCACAGACTTACCCTTACCGAGTTTTAAACTCTCTTTTACTTCGGATTTATTTGTAATTAATCCACCTGTAGCGAAGTCTGGCGCGCAATAGATGCTATCAAAAGATACGTTTGGGTCTTTAATAATTTTAATAAGAGCGTCATTTACTTCTTTAAGGTTAAATTGTGGTACCGAAGTAGCCATTGCCACGGCGATACCTGAACAACCATTAACAATATTCCAGTACCCAATAGATGGAAATACTGAAGGAATTTGTTCTGAATCGTCATAATTCCAATACCACTCCTTAATAGCATTTTTCTTTAGACCAGTAAATAGATAATCAGTTATCTCGCTTGCTCGCATTTCAACATAACGTGCGGCCGCATGAGAATCTGGAGAAGATGGATTTCCATAGCTACCTTGAACTTCTTCAAGTGGATAATGAGCTGTCCAAGGACGAGATACACGAATAAAAGTATCATACATAGCGACATCACCGTGAACATAGCTTTGCGTCATTGCCGCCGCTACACTCTTTTGTGCTTTCTGAAACTTATCTTTATGCGTTAGCTTATTAGTGTATTGTGCGTATAGACCTTGCCGCAAGCCAATTTTCAGCATGTCCCTTACGTCCGGTATTGCTCTCTCTTGAGCTACTGACGCACTATATTTAAGAAATGCTGTCTCCATAGTTTGCTGAAAGTCAACATTCTTTATCATTATCTTTCTCCTTATTTTTTATAGGGCAATAAGATTCACGTTTTACTTTAGTAATAGGATATTTACTACAAGTATAATCATGATTATTATCCATATATAATGATAAGATTCGAAGATTAAAGCATGTCTTACATTGTTCTGGTAATTCATTCATTTTCATCTTCTCATCTCCTTTTTTATATTATATAATAAATTTGATTAATTGTCAATTATTTAATGTTGCTTCATACTCTTTTACACGACGATAAAAAGTATTAGGTTTCATTCCAATAGTTCTCATTACTTCTGCCGCCTTCATTTTACCAGATTTCCAAATAGGGTATAGTTCATAAAATTTCGGTGGTAATTCAATCCTAGGTTTTCCCATTATATTACTATTAGTTTTATGTTTTAAATAATTTTCATGCTGATGAATAAAATTATATTCTGTAGGATTAATATTTTGCCATAATAGCATTACGTTAGAATTAATAATTAATGTTGGTTTATCTGTATATTTTAATTGTTTATTATATTTAGGCTGTAATTTACTAATTAAAAGTAATTCTAATATATCTCTATCAGCCTTGTTATCTACGATGGCATATTCAATTGTATATAATTCTTCATAACATTCTGAACAAAGATGCTTATGATTTTTTAATCTAGCATGAATATCATCTGCTTTACCAATATAAATAATATCTCCATCTTTATTCTTAAAACAATATAAACCACAAATATCTTTATTCATATTATTACTCCACAACTATATTTTTCCAATTTTGATAACTCCATACATTTTTAAAACTACCATAAGTTGTTAAATCTTTATAATCATTATAAACATCTTTACAGGTCTCACCATTTTTTCTTCTAAGACGAATATCATATACATCTTTTTCTGTTAGTTTTGCGCGCCCATTAGTAGAGCCTGGGTGGGAATTACGCTGAAAATTATAATAATCTTTATTTTCCTGCGTATATACATCCATATGTATATCTTTCCAATTAGTTCCGCCCCAAATCTTATGAAAGCCTGAAAAGCTAATTACATCATTAAACTCCTCAAATATATCTTCTTGTTTATAATGTTTGTTGTAACATTCACGAATATAATATACATCATCAGCTGTAAGAATATGTTTCGGATGATTTTCACCACGCATACCATATTGACTACAATCATATCCAGTAGTCATATTATATCCTTTATCTCTATCATTGGATTGATATTTAAGAATATAATAATTTTCTTTATCATCTAATTCACTTTCAATGCATTCTTCCAATACTTCAAATGTAAAATTATCTATGCCATATTTTCTAAAAGCACGATATAAATATTTATCATAATCTTTATTTTGAACAAACGCACGACGTTTGTGAACCGTCCAGCGTCTGTTTATATCTATTGCGCGCCCAATATAACATTTACCATTAATATTGTTCGTAATTTTGTAAATTCCTGTTTTCATTTTGACTCCTCCTTTTGAGATATTTCTCTCATAAGAATAGTCATTTCACCTAGACCTAATTCATGCATTTTTTTGAAAATTAATTATTTATTATATTAAAATCTACATTTTCAAAAAGGAATTCGCGCCGTTCATCTACTTCTGTCCCCATTAACATCTTGAGACTTTCTCTAGCAGATTCAGCATCACTAATTGTAAGAATTTCTAGGCGTCTATCCCTAGGATGCATCATAGACATTTCCATATCCTCTGAATTTAACTCACCTAATCCTTTTGCGCGGGTAATAGTCCAATTTTCACGTCCAACTTTAACTTTTGCTAATTCAGTATCATCATAAGCAAATGCTTTATCTTTACCCTTTTCTAACTTATATAAAGGCGCGCGCAACCAACATAATCTACCTTCTTCAATAAACTTAGGCATAAGCACGTAGAACATTGTAGCAATCAAACACATAATTGCATAACCATCTACGTCAGCATCTGTCGCAATCGCGACTTTGCCATAGTTTAATTTTTTACTATTATATCTATCTTGAATGCCGCATCCAAGCGAAAGAATAATATCACTAACTTCTTGATTCTCTAAACACTCTTCAAGTGGATGTTTCATGAGATTTTTGACTTTACCACGGACAGCATATAATGCTTCAGTTTTAACATCACGCGCCGGCATCAATCCGCCAAGAGCCGAATTGCCCTCTGTAATGATAAGCATTGAATCTTGTCCATGTTTCTCACAATCTTTAAATTTATCAGAAGTACTAATTTTTTTCTTCTTGGATTCAATTTCTTTCTTTTCCATCGTAAGAACGGCATTTCTCGCGCGCTCTGCGGCTTCATCCGCTTTCTGGTCTTTTACAAGAATACCAATTATCTTATCAAAATCTTCTCTATTTACTGAGGCCCACTCTTTAATAGCTTCAGAGAAAACTGTCTGTGTATAACCACGCAATTCAGTATTCTGAATTTTATCTTTTACTTGATTCTGATAGATTGGATGCGGATGCTTGATATTGATAATGGTTACAAGCCCTTTACGAATCATATCACTATCAAATGATTCTTTACTTAAATCGTTGATAGTGCGCGTAAAAGCGGTTTTCATGCCAGTACTTGGCGTACCACCAGCACTATTTAACGCGCCATTAGAAAATACATATGACTTTTCTTTTCCGCTAGTCCACTGTGCGAACACTTCAATATCTACATTATCTTCAAAATGTTTTGAACCATAGATATAAGTTTTATGTAGCGGCTTAGTAATACGGGAAGCCGCAAAATCTTTCAAACCATTTTTTGAAATAAAAGTTTCTTCTTTACCGTTAGCTCTAAAAACAAAAGATACATTAGGGATAAAGTAGCTTGTTAGTTCGAGTTCTGCTCGAATTCTATCTAATTCAAAAGCCGGCTCTGTTGCCGCGATATGAAAGATAGATTTATCTGGTTTGAAATAAACTGTAGTACCAGTTTCTTTAGTTTTTCTTATCTGTTTTGCCACTTTATCTTGTGGGATTCCATTTTTAAATTGAATATGCCATTCGGCACCGTCTCGTCTAGTAAGAACATCAAATACTTCAGAACATACACATACCGCGCTTGAACCGACTCCATGAATACCTCTTACACGAGAATAGTTAGTAGAATCAAATTTACCGGATGAGTGCGCAGCGGTATAAATTTCAATTAGAACTTCATCTGTATCTTTATTCTTACCTCTCGGCACACCCGCGCCTCTATCAATAATTGTGAGTTCATTTTCTGCGGCGTCAACAGTAATAACATTGCCGCGGCCCATAATAGCTTCATCACAAGCATTGTTCAAAATTTCCAAGAAGCAATTAAATGTGGCATCTGTACCATCTGCTCCAAGATACATACCTGGAGTTGTCCGACACGCAGTACGGAAATCTTTTACTTGTATAGAATCAGCATTGTATGCCATTTTTTCGCCTCCTTTTATTTATAATATATTATATCATAATTTTGATTTAAAGTCAAATAATTTTTATGCGCTTTTCAATGCGCTTGGACATCTTATTTCTGGTGTCCATATCTTCAATCCTATTTAGCCATCTTGCTCTGTCTTCAGAGGGCGCGGCGGTTAAGATAGTTTCAAAAACTCGCATAGCAGAAAAGATATGCGCTGTAAGTTTCGCGCAAGTATCTACATCGCCTATTTTAGTAAAAGCTTTAGGATTAGCTTGAACTGCCATATATGCTCGTTCTAAAAATTCATTATCTGTATTAAAAATTATATCTTCATAATTTTCAATAAAATCATCGCTTTTAGTTGCGTTAATATATTTATTTAAAATATAATTTAGTATGGCTTCTCCTCGCGCGGTTATCCTATACTCATGCGTCAAAAGGAAGAATTTAAATTTAATTTTATAATATAATTGTTTAATCCATTCTATCATGGTCTCCAATACTCCTCATCTTTTACTTCAAGATTTACATACTCAAATTTGTCTGCTGCCGTGAATGGAAAACAATGAAAAGTACATTTATTAATACTAATATTATCTTCATTCATATCAGTAAAATCAATACATTTATTAATTGCTACAGGCATGTCTTGAGGATATTTCTCAAGTTCTTTAATTAAATTTTTAATATACATTTTTAACTCCTATGCGCTCTGCGCCATATTTTTTATAGTATTAGAATATATTCATTGTTAATTAATTGTAGATTTTTATGCTCTATTAATTCTGTGAATGCTCTTCGACAACCAGTTAATGAAACACCCGTGTCATTAGATATTATTGAAGGCATATAAGCGATTACATCATGAGAATGTGATTTTAAAAGTAACCATAATATTACTTTAAATGTATTTCCATTATAAGTTTTCATCAAATTTAATATATTTTCATTATTATAATTATTAATTTTTGATAATATAATTTTTCTTGTATTAGACACATTTCCATCTTGTGTATGATTATATCCATTATTATAGCTATCATAAATTTTTATCCAATATTCTTCAAGTTCATCTAATTCATTTTTAGAACATTCTTGAAGAATTTGAAAATTAAAATCATTTATACTATCTGATTCTTCTCTTGCGATAGGATACCAACTTTTTGTGGATGACTTTAAAGCCTCTTTATGCTGTTTCCAACGCATATTAATATCTAATGCTTGACCGATATATACTTTATGATTTTTAGTATTTTCAATTTTATAAATACCTATCATAATATCAACTCCTGTCGCGGTGCGACCATATTTTTATTTATATTTTTATTTTATATTAATATTTATATTATTATATATTTTTATTACTTTCCAAATTTTTTGACATCTTTACCAAATTATTTGGTCAATACTGTCAAATTATTTGGCTGTTGTCGCCAAATTTTTTGGATGAATATGTCAGATAAATTAGGTAATAAATTGTCAAAAAATTTGGTTTATAACTGTCAAAAAATTTGTTAAAGTCATTTTTTAGAACTTGAAATAGTAGTCCGTGATATAGGAAAAAATTCAAGACGACCATCTTTATTTTCAATAATATATCCTTTATCTACTAATTCCTTTCGCGCATTACGGGCTCCTTCATCACTAATTTTTAAATCTTTTGATATTCCAGCGGGTGAAAAATCATAATATTTTTGACCATCCCAAGATAAAAGATACATATATAATTTAAAAGCATTTCCTTTTAAAAGCCGCATAGCTTCTTTCAGAGGTTCCCATTTTACTGGTTGAAGCCATTGCTCTTTCACGCCTTCCAAGTGAGCAATATCTTTAGCGTTGCCGGTTACTATTCTTAGCTGGTTAGCATAATTTGCCATATTGTTTCATTACCTCTTCCATCTTATCCACTAATTTTACAGAGGGGTTTTTTAACCCTCTAAAAATTCTACTTAAATGTTCTTGGCTACATCCAATTTTTTCAGCGGCTTCTGTCTGCGTTAAATTATATTTGCGTGTAAAAATCTCATATTGTTTAATAATATCTTTTATCATTTTATCACCTGCCTGTGGGACATAATTTACATTAAAAGATATACCTATCCTTTCATAGAATAGGTATTATGTTTAAATTAAAATTCATATAAAAATTTTTTATTAATAACTACAGTTAAGATAAAGATGAAAACCGTTTTCCTCAAGTTCATCGAACTCATCGCGCATTTCACAAAGTTTTGGAACATCATCATAATTATTCCAATAATTACGATATTCGCAGGCAATCTTAATCATCTCTTCAACATTGTTTTTTGTTAGTTGAAAAAATTCATCACCTTCAAACTCACGCGGAATAAAAGAACAATTGTTTACCAAATCCCAAAATTTACGAGAATAATATTTTTCAGTTACATCCTTATTATTCCACCAGTCATCATGCTTAAAAATTTCGTGATTGCGTGCGGCATAAACCGTCAAATCCATACCCATAGTTCATCATCCTTTCTTATTTTTCTATATATATTATACCATAATTTTAGTAAAAATCAAATATTTAATCATCAAGAGTTAGACAATAGCCAGTAATGTTAGGGTCGATTTCATGTAACATTTCGTCTATTTCATCAATTAAAACTGGACCTTCGCATAAATGACAAAAATATTTATCATAACTCATGAATTTAATACCTTCTAATCCGTATGCCTTTGCTTTATAGGCAAAGGCATCTGGATTAGAACAGACAATTGTTGCGCCAGTTTCTTTTGCGAGTAGCATTAAACGAGAAGTTTTACCACTTCCACGTTTATCAATTATTCTATACATAGTGTATCTCCTACTATTTTTATAGTTTCTTTCTTATTTGATGAAAATATTATTTCATATATATCATCTAAAGTTATTGGACAATCATCAAGGATTGGAATTGTTGCGCGCAAACCGCGAAATGACTCAGTGTTCATTTTGTTTCTCCTTCAAAATTAGATTAAGAATAATACCAACAATCATAGCGAGAGCAGTCGTACCAATACTTACTACTCCAAAGTTACATACGGCACCGCTAACACCAAGAGTAAGAACAGAAGCTATAATAATAACATTCTTATTATCATTCAAATCAATATTATTATCTTTAATAGTGCGGATACCAGATAAAGTAATATATCCATAGAGTACCGCAGCACAGCCGCCAAAGATACAGGCAGGAATACTTACAAGGAAGGCTTGTAGCGGCCCGAAGAAGCCAGCAACTGCCATGATAATTGCGGCAAGACTAATTACATACTTAGAACAAATCTTGCTAAAGCCAGTTGTGCCTACAGATTCACCATATGAAGTATTCATTAATCCGCAAGTAAATCCACCAAATGTAGAAGCAATACCATCACCAATTAGAGTACGTCCGACACCAGGCTCTTGTGTTAAATCTTTGCCGATAACCGCGCTTAGAGCCTTATGGTCTGAGATGTGCTCGGCAATTGTTACAAGAGATAGAGGCGCAAATAGCAATACAATCTGTAATAGGTCGCTCCAATTAAATCCATTGAGAGTTAGATGTAGGAAAGCAAAGTCAGGCACCTGAATAATATGAATACCCTTAAACGCGCCAAAATCAATGATAGGAACTCCGCACACAGTAAGAATTGCGGCAATACCGTAGACAATTAGAATAGCAAATAGGAAAGGTAAATTTCTAATAAATCCTTTTCCATAATGAGAAATTAGCGCGGTAATTAGTAGAGTAAGCATACCAAGTCCTACACCAAGCAGACTATATGCGCCATTAACTTGGAAATATGTAGGAATAAAGGTCGCTAGATTAAGACCAATAACTGCTACAATTGGGCCGATTACAACTGGTGGCAATAGCTTATTAATCCACTGTGTACCTTTAATATTAATTAATACGCCAATGATACAATAGATAAGTCCTACAATTATACCGCCAATAGCTACTGCTGTATAATTAGGTCCGGCAACACCGCCGCCAATAGCAAGTGCGCCTATTATAGCAGCTACAAATGCGCCAGAAGAACTAATGAACATAGGACTCTGACCACGAGTAAATAGTTGATAGATAAGTGTACCAATACCAGCACCAATCATTGCTGGGGCAATAGGTAAGCCGCAAATTTGCGGAATTAAAATAGTAGCAACGAAGCAAGCAATAACCTGCTGAAGTGCGGCAACACATAGTCGTTTCCAAGGTAGTTTATCATTAATGTTATAGAGCATTATTCTTCTTCCTCCTCATCTTCATCTTCATCATCTCCCCACCAGCTATTATTCCAGTGGACTCCAAATTCTTTTTCACAATAGTCTGGAATAGCCCAATCATCGTGGCGTCCGTAAACATCGCCATCTTCATTTGGCTTTAATAGAAATTTCGAATATTTCTTATGATGCTCGATAGTTTCCCATTCCATTTTATCAGTTTCTTTATTCCATTTGGTTTGTTGAGTCTTATAAGTAAACTCATCGTCTGATAGTAGGCACGGACAATTAGCTTCTACCCAAGAACGAGGCGCAGCTACACACCAGTTCATAGACATATCAATTGGACCTGCTACAACAACTAACTTATTTGCTTTACACCATTCACTATCATTGAATTGATTATGTGCAACCCAATCAATGAAAGGATCACATGGTGGATAGTTTTCACCAGCAAACCAATTATTAATTTCAAAATAAATAATTTCTTCCATTATTCTTCTCCTAATGTATTACTAAGTGTAGATTTAATTTCATCAAGTTCTTTTTGCATATTAGTTAATGTATGTGGAACATTTTCCCAATTACGAGTAACTGAATTCCAATAATCACTGCCGCTAATCGTTTCATTATGTGCTGTAGTGTAAATAGTAGTATCCGGATTAGATTTTGTCACTGTCGAGCTATCTGAATGACAGATAGAACTTGGTGCTTTCCATATAGGACCACTTTCCGGATGAATCTTAAAAGTATCTGAATCACAGTATACTCGTTTCCACCAAGGCTCTTCATAATCCCAAGTTATACTCCAATTTCCTGAGCAATCGCATTGCCTCACCCAAGGGGCATTAATGCGCCCACAACGAGGGCATTCCCATCCCTATTCTGGTTTTGATTTATTATATGGACAATTTATAGTTGTGCTCGTTGAGGTGCCAGTAGTTGAATCTCCAACCTAAACTTTATCTGTAGTATTAATATTCATATTTACCTCCATTCGGATTCAAAATCCATTTTTAATTGATAAGGAAATTCTTCTTCGTGTTTTTTAATAAAAGCAATAGCATCTTCAATATTACTTACAAGAATACCGCCTTGCTTAATCAAACCAGTTACATATAGGTTTTGATAGCTATATTGCTGTTCACCTAAAGACGCGGCACCGCCTTTATCCTTAGCTTCACTATGAGTAAGGAACATTTGTCTATTATCGGTGCAAATACCAACAATATATTTATGGTCTCCGCGTTCAATTTTTTCATGAAACTTCCCAATTTCAGCGCAAGTTCCGCTGGGAAGAACATCGCCATCAATACAAGCAATTAAAATATCTGTATCATTTAGGCGCGCATTATCTGCTTTAGCAATTTCTTGCGAACCAGCAAATTTCTTTTTTCCTTCAACACCATTAATATCAGTGTTTTCAACTGGAGAATATAGGTCTACTCCAGGAATAGCCGCGCGGACTTTTGCCGCCCATTCAGTGTTTCTTAGCAAATCTCCATATGTGAAGATTGGCCCTGCAAGATAAATTTTCATTTGCTTCCTCCTTTATTTATCTGTGGCATTATACAACAAGTATGAATATCAAGACCATCAAATACATATACGGGTATCCCATGATACTGCCCAGTTAGACCATCATGAGGACTTATTGGTATTGAAGGCGTAGAGCATACAGTCGATGACATACTTACAATACCGGCTGATACTAAATCAAATGTTGGTGATACATACATTATTGGATTCATATGATGTACTTGCATTTCTTTAATATATATACGCATTGCGTCGCCTTCTTTATCTGTAAATAAACAATCCATATACATACTCCTTCCATTTTTTATATTATAACATAAAATTTTAAAAAAGTCAAATAAAAAAGAGGCGCCCGAAGGCGCCTATATTAACGTGGAGGAATCATTAAGTCACACAATTTTGGAACAGCCCCACGTTCAGATTTAATTAATTTAACCATTCCAAATAATGGATTGCCGGCGAGAGCATTAATCATAGCGTGAATACCGTTATTTCTTTCAAATCTCTTATCATCAATTTGTGCTACATCGCCGCAGAAAATAATCTCACTATCTTCTTCTATACGACTAAGTAATAACGTGACCAATTTATCGTTTAAGTTTTCACATTCGTCACATAATACAATTGAACTTCTTATACTGCGACCACGAATATGAGATAATGGGAATATCTCAACCGTACCCTCATCTATTAAATGGTCTAACATTTCTTGTCCGCCTAGGTGGTCAGCTATAACTCCACCCCAAATAGACATCTTTGCGCGGACATCACCAGGTAAGAAGCCTATATCCTTTGTATCAGATACAACTATATTATTACGAACAAATACTAACTTCTGATATTTTCCTGCGCCAATCTATTCAAGCGCGTAGTTTAGAGCAAGTAGTGTTTTGCCGCTACCCCAAGCACTTGTTAATAACTTTACCTTAATACTCTAATTTTGAAGCATATGGAAAGCCATTTTCTATTCTAGATTGCGTGGCTTAATCGTTTCTCCAGTATACGGATTTTTGATATCCTTATACTTTAATTTTGTGTATTCGCTACCGTTCCAAAATAAAATATCTTTTAACTGCGACCCTTCAAATATTTCAGCAAATTCATTTATCTTACAATGTAAAGAATTTACCTTTGGGTCTGAATATAACATTGCCATAACTTCTGGGCCTGGAAAGTATTTACCCCAGCCGCAAAACGCATGATTTATTTCAAGAATTTTATTTTGAATATAATGTGAATCTATTCCCTTTATGCGCTTTGCGAATATATACTATGTGGCATCATTAGTATAAAATTCAACCTATTCTCCATCAGCGCATAAGATAGCTTCACATAAAA